GGGCGAGTGATTGGCGATCACTTCGTAGCGGCGACCCGCTTTCACTGCCATCCACAAGGCGCGAGGCTCGCCTAGATTGTACTCGTTTGTAATATGAAAGAGTTTAGCGTTAGGACTAGCTTGCAGCCAAGCATAGTCAACGTAAGAATAGTGACTAGCATGATTAAAAATAATACTGTCGTATCCGCTTTTAATCTCGTCGTTAACTGTTGGATAGCTCCAAACCAAATCCGCTTCATGCCCTTGCTGAATTAAAAAGTCTTTGATTTGCTTGGCATTGAGCCAGTGCAAATTCTGAGGTTCTTTAAGGGAACCTTTATGAGAATCAATGATTAAAAACTTCATTGCGGCACGAATTCAAAAGCTAGTCTGCCCATTTCATCTTCGATAACAGCGTAGCCTTCGAAAATGATTTTGTCACTGATAACCCAAGTCTTGTAAATATCAATTGGAATCTCGCCTTTGTCCGAGATTGTAAGCAAATGAGTATTGTTTTGGCCTACGTGATTTAGCGTGCATTCCTCAAAAGTTTTTTCCATCCAATCGAGGTGAGATTGGTTATTTGCGCCAATGATTTTAATAGTGCCAGTCATATTTAATAATTATATTTGAATAAATCGAAGTCTTTTTCAAAGATTTTTTCAGTTATTTTACGAGATTGGAAATCAAAGTAGCCGTGGTAATGGCCGCGCTCGCTTGAGTTTTCTCTAGGAAGTTTGGGGTTTACGTGCTTAATATTGCACTGTTTTAACATATTGTCAAATTCTTTTTCTAAATTTTCAAATCTAAGAACAAAATTTGGTTCAAACGCTCCCTCTAGCCAATCTGCTTGAGGATGAATCGCAATAAATGTTTTATCTTGTTCTATATATTTGTCGAACAGGATTTCACAAAATTGCTGAAAAGTGAATTCCTTTTGCATTCCATAGAGCTTGGCTAGATTATTCTTTTTCGCAAAATGATACATTGAAACCATTCGGTCATACGGGTTTCTAACAATAGCAAAAGAAACATAATTCTTTACCATATTGCCAAGAATACGATAAATTTCGTTTGGCTTGGCATGAGTTGGGGAAAACCAGCCTCGATAAGTCTTATCCTTTAACAGTTGTTCGAAAGCTTTCTCATGTTTTTTAATTAGGTTTAAATTCCCTAAATGATTAAAAACAGAAGTGCTAGCATTCTTAGGAATGCGAACGAAAATCAAACTCCAAACCCATTTGTTTTTGCAGGGCTGCAATTCAAACATTTTATTTCTCCCAAATTACAAAAGAAAGGTTTTCGAGTATGTCTGAGAATCTAATAATAGAAATCTCATCTTGGCGATTTTTGCGCCTATACAAGCAGTAAAGAGCGTCTTGAGATTTCTCAACCACCTTTTTGAAATCAATAATTGACGAGCATAAGCTGAGTAGAGCTTTGCGCCGAACAATCACAAAATCGTTCTCTCTTTCAAAAGCAATATAATGAGCTTTGCCTTTGAGCCATCCATCATTGCCAGCAACATTTTTAAACTCTACCCAAAGGAGGTCGTCAGTGCAATCTGCGTCTTTGCGGCTAATTTTTTTTCTTGCTTTTACGTCAATCGCGTGCTTTTGGGTTTTCTCGTTTTCTAGGAAAACATCAATATGCTCAAGCTGTTCTTTGCGAGTGGCTTTGGTGACAGTCCAAAGTTTGCTTTCTGCGATCTTGGCAAAAAGTTGTTCTGCATCGTTGCCCATTTCAGAGCATTGTCCAGAAAAGTCGAAGCGATTACGGTATTTCATGCAGGGCAAAATCGTGGAAAACTTTAAAACCAAAGATTCTTTGAATGGTTTTAATGTATTTGTCTTTCTTGTGTTCGCGATTCACGTTTCCCACTACATATAGTACGTTATATTTTTCTTTTAACAAGTGAAAAATGTCTGCGACAATACTTTTTAACGTGGAAAGCTTTGATTCTGAAGCGGCAAAAACAAATTCGCAATATTGAGATTGCGGCTTTGATTGAATCATTTGTTGCAAAGTCTCAGGGATTGTGAGGCTTTTTAAATTGAAATCAAAAGCAATAAAGCCAATAATTTTGTTTTGTTCTGTAGCAAAAATGATTTTATTTGTCTGAATCATGCTCGTAAAATAGTTTTCCCATTCTGAGAATTGACCAGTAAAAGTCTTAGCTTTTGTGGGAAGCGGATGCGAGCGAGTGCGGAATCGAAAGTAAAGTTCAAACAATTGACGCTGTTCTGAAGCGTCTCCCAAAAATTCGTGTAATTTATAGTTACACCCTTTATTATTTATAGCCATGCCCATTAATGATAAAATTTCTAGAGATTTGCTAGATTTGGAACCAGCGGCGATTCTGGAATTTTATCGCTTTTATTACGATACGATTAATGATCCAGAATCTTACTATCCATTTCATCCTTGTTCCAATGGAATTGAAAACCCAATCATATTGAATGGTGTTTCCTATGTGCCAGTAGCCGTGGAGGTTGAAGATTTTGAAGTCAATATTTTTAATAGAATTGCGCGACCTAAAATTAGAATTGCTAATGTTAACTATTCTATTAGCCAGCTTTTGCGTCGTAAAAATGATTTTAAAAACTCTAAATTAGAAAGAATTAAAATTTTCTTAAAATATATTGATGACGCAAATTTTGAAGGTAATACTAATCCTTTTGGCGTGTCCGATCCAACCGCTGAAATCTCAAAAGATTTATATATTGTTTCGCAAAAGTTGCAAGAAAATAAAAGTATGGTGGAGTTCGAATTAACTGCTCCATTTGATTTAGAAAACTTTGCAGTTCCTGGGAGATTGGTTTTGGGCCGTTATTGTTACTGGCAATATAGGGGATTGGGCTGCAATTACTTTGGTAAGCCTGTTTGCCAAGAAAATAATGCTGAATTTACTCACGTACCCACTGGTGATTTTAATTTTCAATCAACTGAAAATGAATGGTCTTATGGCAAAAGTTATTCGGCTGGAGACATAATTTATGTCTCTACCGACAAAGACCCATTCAGAACTTGGTATGTATGTTCTTCTGCGCATTTAGCGAGCGAAAACACTTTCCCAGGTTTGGATGGATCGCCTTGGGAAAAAGACAGTTGTGAAAAAACAATTGGAGCGTGCCGCAAAAGATTTTCTGACAGAACGATAACTTACAGCGGAATAAGCGGTGAAAATGTTTCTGGCACATACACGGTTAGCAACATAGTGCCGTCAGCATTAGTAAGTTCGCTCTCAGGTTCTTATTTACCATTCGGAGGTTTCCCAGCAACAGATAATTATCAATATGCACAATCTTTCCGTCAGAGATAAAAATTTTAAAAAAATACTTGAATATTTAGAAAACTACTCTAAAGAGTATTTTAATATTGAGTGTTGTGCTTTAATAGGTAAAAATAAAAATACTTATACGGCAGAATTTGTCGCAAATCGCTCGCCTGATCCTAATTTATTTTTCTGTATTGATCCAGTAGATTTCTTAAAATTTAAAAATGAGAACGAAATCGTTTGTGTATTTCATTCTCACCCAAATTCTGACGAAACTTTTTCAGAACAAGATATTAATAATTCTGAAGCAGTATGTTTGCCATTTTTAATTTATTCATTGGTCACGAATAAATTTTCACTTTATGAGCCAAAAATAATTGAATCAAATGTAAATACACTGAAGAAGGTAAAAGGTTTAATATGATTCAGCTTCATTTACATGGCATTTTAGGCCATAAATACGGTAAATTGCATAAATTTGCCGTTCAATCTCCAAAGGGAATTATTGACGCTATGGAAGCGAACTTTCCCCAATTCAGGAAAGATTTGAAAGATTTAGCTTTACAGAATGTTCATTATACCTTTGTTTGTGATGATAAATGGCTAAAAGGTAATTCTTTATTAGAAGGTAAAGTTAAAAATTCTAAGGTTGATATGGTGCCAAGTGTTTTAGGAAGTGGGCCTATAGCAGGTACGTCAATTACATGGTTAATGGTGATTTCTCTTGTTATTTCAATTGGTTCTGCTGTTTATAGCTTTGTGCAAGCTGGTAAAATGGAATTTCCTAAAATCCCTGGAGCAACTGGAACATCTACCGCCCTGAATCGTTCAATCGCATTCTCTAATAGAGAAAATATTGTTGAACAAGGAAGTCCAGTGCCACTTGTTTATGGAAGAATAAAAGTTGGCTCTTTGGTAATTCAAACAACCGTTAAATCTTTCCCGTTATCACTAACATTAACTGATGAATTCATTAATAGCAGTACGAAAAAAGCTAACAATCAAAACGCTATTATTGATAGTTCAGATTCTCAACTTACTAGTGTGACGCAATTATCAGCTTTAGATACAGCACTTAAATAAATATGAACCATTTTATTCGTAAAAACCTTGGCTCATTAGGTGGTGCTGGCGGTCCAAAGAAACCAAAAGAACCGCCACCACCTTATTTAAAACCACCTAGATTGGGTGACTTACAAGCAATTTCCTCTTACGAATATACAGAGACTGTTGATCTTATTTCAGACGGAACGATTGATGGTTTAGTGAGTCCAAAAGGAGAATACTTGGAAGATATTCGTTTGTTTGAAGGCATTTACGTTAATGATGTGGCTGTTAGACAACCGATTGATAGTAATTCTTCTACAACTATTCAAGAGTTCGATTTATCATTTATTGGAGAAGCTTTTGCCGAAAAATTTTATTTAAACCAAGAATTTCAAACAATTAGAGCAGATGCTTTAGATAATCTAAATGGGGAAAAAGACGGCATTTCCTTTTCAATAATTAATGGAAGAACAAATATAGCGACTTCTATTTATCAATCAATTGAAAACATTAAATCTGCATATTCTGATACTTCTGACGAACCAGCCTCCCCATTTTTTAAGCAATTAAGGCTTCTACAAGCTAAATTTAATTACAATTCTCAAACCGAGATTCAAAATTATTTATTGCCCATTCTTCCAGAATTAACTCAAGACGAATATCCTTTTGTAGCTTTAAAAATTTCTTTAGGTTTCGCAGCGAACGGCCTTTATCAATATTCAATAGATGATATTCTTGAATTTGATAGCGATATTCATAATCAAATTTATTGGCCGTTAGAATCTACTGAATTGCAGAAACGGAGAATAATGCTTCCGATGAGGAAACTTAATTTATCTTATTTTAAGAATTTTGAGCAGCTTGTCCAAATCAGCGGGGATTTTTATCTTTTCTTTTATAAAAAAGATGAAGAAATACTGCAAAATGGCGTGGACGCAATTATTAATTCTGTTAAGAAAATTAAATTAATTAAACCTTTTGCTAAATTTAATATTGCCAACGCAAGTTTTGAAATTCGTAATGGCGATGAGTTGCAAAAACCACTCAGTTTATTTTCGAAAACCTACATTGATACCTCTTATAATATTCAATTAATTGGGCCTTTTGGCAAGGGGCGACCAGTTTTAAGCTTATTAAATACTAATCAAACAAGGGTAAATTCAGAATATAATCCAAATGATCCAAGCTCTATTTCTGGAATTGCGGAAGGCTCTTTAAGAGAGTTCATTACCCTAGATGAATACGAACAATATCGGCAGAAGCACAGTGCTTTATTTGAAAATTCTGATCCCAAATTCTTAAAAAAAGTCAACCAATTATTAACTCAAAGAGGTAAAGTTAAATTGGAATCAATTATTGATTCTCTTGACGAGACAACTCCAGGATATAAAACTTGGAACGAAAGCTTGCAAGAAGAAGATGACGATGGATATGACAAATTAAATAATATTATTACCTTTACTTTCAGGCTTGTACAAGGAAAATCCGCAACTAATAAACCTTGGATTGTTTACATCACTATTACATTTGATCGTGTTACTGGATGCTTTAAAGCTCAAGCGACCTCCAAAAATCAGTCGGTAGGAATTGGCACAACATCTAGAAGTGGCGCTTTATTTTCTAGTGACACTATCGAAATTTTTGATATAAATTTAATCAGGCCCATTCAGTACCTTGACCAAGAATTCATGCAGTATAACTTCAATGATAGTATATTAGATTTTATTCCATTCAGGGGCGGCTTGTTTGGGCCTTTTGAAAAAGCTGTTGTTGATGCAGTTCCAGAACTGAACCCCTTGCCAGGAGTTTTCTTGATTGATTCAATGTATGGCCCTTATCGAACTAGCCAAAATATTATTAATACTCCATCCTCATTTTTGAGAGAGTTTTGGGCGGTTTTGTTAAGATGTTGTATTGAATTTGCTTACCGACCAGAAGGAAGCGATGACTTTAGAAGTACTGGAAATAAAAAAGCTGCGCTTTATAGTTATTCTAACTGGAACGACCAGTATATTAAATACACTTCTGAGCCAGCAGTACCCGTTACTCATTTAATTGCTAATCCCAATGTAGATCAAGTTTATGCCTCTATTTCAGTTAGAACTTTAAGAGATACTGCAAGCAGAGAAACATTTTTACGCAAATATAAAATAAATAAAGCTGGAGAAACTACAAAAAAAATTTCATTACAGAAAGTAGAAGCTGGCACACCCATTCCTTCCGTTATTCGTTTTCAAATTGAAGCAGGTTATCAAGATTTAGATGGGTCAGAAACCGTTACTACATCTAGAACTTATCAAGTCAAAGGTTTAGTTGAATCTCCAGTCACTATTGATGTTGGTAGAGAAGAAAATTCTGGATCAATTCAGCAATTTAGTCGTTTTATTTTGGGTACTGAAAATGTAGCTACTCCGATTCAATTACCGCCAGCGCAAGCAAATAGAAACCGCTTTGTTAGGGTTTATAGAACCACCTTTGAATCTTATTCTTCGTTAATTAGGAGAGACGTTTCATTAGATAAAATTAGTGAAATTATTAATTTACCATTTTCTTATCCATATTCAACCATCTGTGGCCTGAAATTAGACGCTAGAAGTTTAAGCGAAATACCCCCAAGAAGTTATGACGCTAGATTTAAAAAGATTTTTGTTCCCTCAAATTATTTCCCGCTTAAAAGTAATGGTGTTGATAAAAGATATGTGCTTGCTAAAAATTTAAGCGATGAAAGAGAGGCGGTTTATATTGGTAACTGGGATGGGACTTTTAAAATGGCATGGACAGATAACCCAGCTTGGATTATCTTTGACTTAATAATTAATAGGCGATATGGCCTAGGAAACTTTGTAACACCAGAGCAAGTTAATTTTTGGGAACTTTACAAAATTGGTCGTTACTGTGATGCTGTAGATGAAAATGGAGTATTTGAAGGAGTGCCTTCTTATGGTGGCGGTTTAGAGCCTAGATATTCATTTAATGGAGTGATCGCTGACAAAACAAATGTTTTTGATCTTTTGAAAAGTATTGTCGCTTCTTTCAGGGGCAATATGTATTATAGTAACTCTGAAATTAATTTCACAAATGACCGTTTAAAACCAATAATGGCGTTCTTTAATAATGCCAATGTAAAAGATGGTTTATTTAATTATAGTAATGATAGGCGAGATTTACAATACAATGTCGTTGAAGTTTCTTACTTAGATAGAGAAGACTTATTTAAAGAAAAAATTGAATATATTGAAGACCCTGACGATATTAAAAATAGAGGTATTTTAAGAACGACTGCTCAAACTTTTGGTGTCACAAGTCGCGCTCACGCTAAACGTATTGGCGAACATATTGTTTATTCTACTATCAATGAAGATCAAACTGTTTTATTCGTTGGTGGATTAGAAACTTTGCTTTGCAGACCTGGGGATTTGATTTCAATTAATGATGAAATCGTTGATATGAGAAAATACGTTGGAAGAGTTTTGTCTATTAACACTGCGACTAATTCTATTTATACAAATATTTCTTTAAAATCAAGTGACTTTTCGAGTTCTGGATTATTTAATGAAATTTCTGTTTTGATTCCTACTGGGAAAAACCAATCTTCCGATTTCTATAATCTTGCTAAAAGCCCATCTAAATTAAATATTTCCGAACTCTATCAGACAGATATTCCAATGTCGGTAGTTTTTCAAGCTTCTGGTAGTGGCGTAGCAGATTCCGCAACGCCAGTAGATTACGGTTCTGTTTTTTATGTTGCCCCTTCTTCAAGTGGGCTACCTCTTTTGCCAGAAATCCAAGTAGGCGCTCCATGTTCCGTGACAGTAGCAAATACCCAGCAACAAATTTATAAAATCCAATCAATCCGAGAGCTTAATTTAAACGAGTATGAAGTTATTGCTTCAAAATTTGATACTGGCAAATTCGCAGAAATTGAAAAGGGAGAAACTGACCTACTAAATGACTTTTTTGCCGCTTTCCCATCTGATAGAAGAACTGAAGTTTCAGAAGGAAATGCTGAATTAATCCAAAATAAATTTGCTTACCAATTGCCGCCACCATCTATCCAAACATTTATTACTGGAGTGTTTGACGCTCAAAACGACACAGCAGATATTTCTGGTAGTTGGTCATCTGTTGATGGCGCAAATGCTTATGATGTTGAACTTGTTACCCCAAAATACCGCAGCATTAAGAGCCGCATCACTGGCACTTCAATAGTATTTGACGACCAATCTGAAGTTGGAAGGTTTTCGTTAAAGGTGACTGCGAGAAATACTGGTTCATATCCAAATCCAATTTCTCCAACAATGGTCGCTGGATTAAAGGTTATTTCTTACACTGCCCCTGTAAGAAGTAATGGAATTATTAAGGGGTTTGGAATTAATAATTAATAGTATGCCTCCAACACCTCCTCCAACACCTCCCCCAACGCCAACGCCGCCAACGCCGCCGCCAACGCCGC